TGGCGAGCTAGCTTAACTTGTGTCTGAGTAAGACGTATTTGCGTGGGTTTTTTGTTTCCGCTATCCCTCGTTGCGGATGCAACAACTGTTGATGGTTGTCGTTTTGGTGCTTCTTCTTCTTGAGATACTTCTACCTCTGGAGTTGATGTTGCACCGAAAAAAGTTGGAAATTGTTTACGCATAGCGTTATCAACTTCATTGTAATATTCTTGTGATTTACTAGCAGGGTCTATGCCTTGTGCTTGTAAGCTCTGATCTACATACATTGCATAGGATGTCATCTCTTTATGTACAGGTTCACTACCCATAAACCAAGGATTTTTTTGTGCCCATGCTTGCATATCAGGATCAGGTTGAGCAGCTTGTATTTCAGGCTGCGGTAAATTCTGTGCTATTTGTTGTTGAAGAGTTGCAGCCATATTAGTTGATTGTTGTTCAGCTAATGTAGCTTTTGACAATAACTCTTGTGCTTTTGTCATTTCTTCAGCATTACCTTCTTCGTAAGCTTTTTTAAATGCTTCTTGTGCATTTTGTTTAGCCCATAAAGCATTATTATGTGCTTGTTTATTTAAGACTTCTCCACCTTGATCTACCATAGCTTGTAGTCTTTGGTTTTCAGCCATAAGTGTTTGTAATCTTTGAACGGCTTCAGCAGACTCTCTAGTGGCTGCTTCTTTAGCTCTACGTTCTTCGTGATACTCGTATTTAATTTTAGCTATTCTTTCACCAGCTCTTTTACTGTAATCAGAAATTTCTTTATCTACAGTTTCATCATCTATATCTGGTGAAGTATCTTCTGCTTTAGCAGGTCTACGATCTTCTTCTGGAGTATCATCAACAACCTCTACTTCTAATCCTTCAGGTATCTGGTTATCAATTTCTGTTTGTTTACCAAAAAATTTATCCTCTGTTGATTGAGGAACAGTTTCTGGAATATTTGGTTCTTCGTTTATTATTTCGGTATCACTCATGCTCTAACTACTCCTGTAGGATCATCAACTACTGCTTCCACAGTATCGTCATTAATTAAACGAAACTCTTGTCCATACATTTTCATGCGAGTGCCTGAGTAACCACGAAAGACTACCCAATCACCAACTTTACACCAAGGTCCACTCGGAAATCTTTTGGTGTCGTTATAGCATTCAGGTCCTAGCTTCATAACATATCCGCAAATGTTACTTACTTCTTCATCTCTAATAGTTTGAGATGCTTTAACAATACCACCATCAGTTTTTTCTTCTGCTTTAGGCATAGCTACTAATATTCTCCAACCTGCGGGTTCTGGTAATTGAGACTTAGTTTCTTTGCTTATATCAGGTGCTTTTACGCTTTCTGGTTCTGGTATTTTTACTTCTGCTTTACTCATATTATTTGCACGACTTAAGGAGTCGAGTTCCTATTCTGTAAGAACCTTTTCGACATAATCTAAAAGTTCTCGCTCTGCAAGGGCTAAACCCTCGATAATGCCAGTCATCTTCTGATAGTCGTTATAATCTTTACAAGCTCCAGAAGCTATATGATCGGCATGTTCATTCATCATACCACGCAGCTTTATCTTCAGATGTTCTGAGAGTGATAGCTGTGTGATATCATTATTCATTCGTAGTGATATCTTTCACTATATCTTTTGCCATGTCAAGACCAAGTTTATATTCTTCTAAAGCTTGTTTTTTATCATCTTGAGCATTTTCTAGCAAATCGCTAGCAGTTTGCTGACCTATTCTGGCTCCAGCTATTTCTGCTTGTGTAGATATCCTTTCACGTTCTATTTCATCTCTATTGGCTGCTTTCGCTGCTTCTAGCTGAATTTTAGCTTGACCCTCTTGTGCTTTACGTTGTAACTCACCTTCTTTAATAGCCACTTCTCTTTCTTTCATTTGAATAAGTGGGTCTTGCCTTTGTTGTTCAATTCTTTCCTGTTCAGCTCTTTGTTGTGATGTACCAAGAACTCTTTGTGCTGCTTCAGCTACTAGGGCTGAAATACGTTTCTCAACATCTGCTGGTAATGGCTCACCTTCTGGTGGAAGCTCAACACCCATTTCTTCTTCAACTTGTTTTCTGAACTGCATTGTAAGATGTTGATTAACATAGTCAGAAGCTGCTGCAAGAATAGTAGGAGCTTTTGGACTTTGCTGAACTACTTCCATTATTTCAGGATTCTGTTGAGCAGAAGCTACTGTAGCAATATGTGCTTCGTGATCCTGTTCAATAAACGCTTTAACAGGTTTACCATTAATTAAGTTTTGTACTGCTGTTACAGGATCAACTGGTTTAATATCATCTGTATCAGGAACAATAGCATCTACATCTTCTATACCTAATACTTCAAGCATTTGTCTGTGAAGTTCTGGTAAGTTATACATCTCAGGAGATGATTGTGCCAATTGCATTGCAGCTTGATACTGCATAATTCTTTGAGCCATTGTTGCTGCATTTGGATCAGATACAGGCAATATATCTACTCTGTTATCAAAGTCTGAACCTTTAATAAATTCTTCATCATCCATTTCATATGGGTAAGAAGGCTCAGTAAAGTCTTTAACTATACCTACTAAAATATCAAACTCTTTTCTCATAGAAGCATGAAGTCTAGCTTGTACTGCACTCATAACTTTTTGATTACGTTCTAGTAAAGCAAGTGTAGTACCTACAGGTGCTTGGTTGTTCATATCAGATATCTTCATATCAGATATGCTGGCAAATCTTCTACCTTCTTCAACTATGTTTTGTAAAAGTTGATATAGAGTTCCTGATGGTTCTTTGTATGGTAAAAACGTAATATTGTCTCTAATAGCACCACCAGGTACATCTACATCTCTAAACTCTCCAGGCATAATGGGGGTATCATCGCCTTTAATACGCAGTCCTCGTGCTTTGAGTCCTCCAGGGAGATTAGATAATGTTCCTGCATCTACAAGTTGTCTAAGGATAGATGTGGCTGATTTAGCTAAACCACCTACCATATGTATTAAACCAAACCCATAAAATCCTAAACCTGGTAAGTATTGATAATGAACAAAGTGCATTCTTCTGAGTTTGTTTGCATCATCTTCGTAATAGTTTCTACGAATACTTAATATAATTCCACTTGGATAATCTATTGTTACAACATAGGGTATAGCTATACCTGTTTGTTCACCTTGACCATTAGTATCTTCAAACCCTTCTAGGTCTAAATCTACTTGCATTTCTAATATGGTATGGCTCTGATCATAGCTATAAGTATCTTGTTCCCCTGTTATATCGTTATACTTTTTAGTTATATCAGAAGTATTCTGTGATCCAGCAGGTAGTTCTATATCTCTATAGAATCCATTAACTTGCATTTTTCTAACAGAATTAGAAGACTTACGCATTACATGAGTAGCACGTTCACAAGTCTCTAAATCACTAGCACCATAATTAACTACAACATCTTCTGCTGGTACAAATATAGAACTGGGTCTATCTAAGCTAGGATCAAAGTAAACTTTACGAAAAGCTGAACCAGCAAGAGGTAATGAAAACAACATCTTTTCTGTTTCAGTTCTGTATTCTGACATCTCATATGTCAGTAAATAATTTAAATAGTCTTGTACTCTTCTTGCCTGTTTTTCTTTATCGTCAGTTATCTTGCCAACAATTTTAGTTTTCACAGGTCCTTGAGCTGGAAACATTTCCGTAATTGATTGTGACTGGAAACGAATAACGGCTTCTGAAAGCATTGGGTGAAATACTCCACAAGCACCAGCCCAAGGTTGTGTTCTTTCTTCTATCTTTAATCCTAGTTGATCTAAGCCTTTTGTGTAAGTCTCTTCCCAATCAGCACGAGATTCTTTATCTCCGTTATAAGCACTTACTAATTCGTTACCTAGTTCCATTAGGACATCATCATCCATAAAGTCTGCTAGGTTAGAATCAAATCCTTCATCACCTACAGGTGAAGCATTAGGATCAAAGTCTATAATCATGCCACCATCATCAGTCTCAATGGCTACTGATTCTGGATTCTCTATTGCTATGCTTATATCTGCTTCCTCTGGGTCTTGTTCAATCAGACCATCTACAGGTGTAGCGGGTTGTCTTTCTATTGCCATTTAATATCCTAATAATAATTTGCAGTACGATTATGCTCCAAAGGTTCTTCTTCTTCGTCAGAATGCAATGAAACAAAACCACCTTGTCTGAATCTTAACAGAGCTTGCGTAGTGCTATCAACTAAATCATCATGCTCCATATTTGGAAATCCAGCAAATTGTTCTATTGTTTCTTCAGCCCAACGAGTTTCTGGAGCCCAAACCACACCAGAAGCAAATAGATCAGATACTGCATTTACTCTTGATATCTTATCGTTACCTCGGCTAGGAGTGTATTCTTGTACAGGTATTCCCATTGCCCTTAACTCAAAGATCAAAGGCATACCTGCTGCTTTAGCTTCTACTATAAACGCATCAGGTGTATAGGCTCTGTACTTCTCCATAGCCATTTTCTTTAACTCAGGAAACTCTAGCCTTTCTTGATACGCATCTAACAGTATTAGATTAGGTGCTAGCATTCCGTCATCATCTTCTAAATAAAAAACACCCCACGTTGTGCAAGCAGAAAAGTCAGCTCTTTGATTCTTCATAAAAGCTGTATCCCATGATTGGATAACAAACTCGCAATCTGGTGGGTTTCTCCCTTCCCAAATCTGCCACCAGTCTCTTTTGACTAATGCACCCTCTTCTGAAGTAGGGTCTTGTTGATATTGAGCCATCCATTTACTATTGGGTAGCTCGGCTTTCAAAGCCTGTAATTCTTCCATTTTCCAGAACTCAGCCCACAAAGGAGTACCTGAAGGCATAATGGCAGGAAGTTCTATTACTTCCCATTGGTCTGCACCACCACGTTTAATGCTAGCATCAACCACTTGTCCTGTTAAATCTTTATTGTGCCATCGAGTCATAACCACAACGATTGCACCATTTGGTTGTAAACGCTGTCTCGGACCAGATGTATACCACTCGTATGTTCTATTGAATACGTTTATATCGGCACTCGCACCTTCTTGTTCTGAATGGGGATCGTCAATGATTAGGAGGTCAGCACCTTTACCAGTAACCGCACCACCTACCCCTATCGCAAAATAATCACCGCCTTGGTTGGTATTCCACCTTCCTGCTGCCTTGCTATCAGATTGCAAGCTAACATTAGGGAATACAGATTTATAGTCAGGACTATTAACTAAGTTTCTGACCTTCCTACCAAAGCCAACCGCTAACTCAGCAGTATGGGCAGTCTGTATGATCTTCTTATCTGGGAACTTACCTAGAAACCACGCAGGGAGCAAATAAGAGGCAAACTCACTCTT